ACAATTCGCAGGAAATTGTAGGTTTGGTCAAAGTCTGCGCTGCTAAAGGATGTGCTATCAGCAGAAGACAAATGCAACAACCTGCTGGGCGAAGTAGTGCCAATCCCTACTCGGCCTGAGGAGTCAATAACGGCTCGTGTTGTATTGCTAGAGTTTCTGAAGTGGATTTCATTAGCATTTGTGGCGTGCGATTCGCCAAAAGCAAAAATAACTCCGCCTGCCGTTAATCCGGTGCCGCCAGAAAAATAGTTATATCCATCAGCATTTGCTTTGTAAATACCACTAGTACCGTTAAGTCGTATAGATCCTCCAGCAAGGTCAAGCAATGCGCCGGGGCTACTAGTCCCCAGGCCTAATCGGCCATTTGAGTCAAATCGCGCCCACTCGGTTGTTGAACTGTTGAACCGAATGTATCCACTACCTCTTGTATCTAATACAGCTCCACCACTTTCTGCCGCAATTTCTAAAATCCCGGTGCTTCCATTGGAAGTCTGAAGACGGATTCCTTCTCCAGTACCAGAACCAGTTACGTGGATGCCGTGTGTAATTCTGCCAAATCCAACGGAGCCACCAATTCCAATGTTTCCGATTGAATCAACGAGAAGACGCTGAGAGCCATTAGTTGAGATGGCTACTTGGTCGGCACCAGGAGAAAATAATCCAGAATTTGGGTCAGACGTAAAACTAATCGAAGGGTTGGTCGCACTACCCGCCGCAAATACACCTGAAGTAAGCGTTACTGTTCCGCCGGTAACCGTTGTAAAGTTACCAACGTTACCCGTAACAGTAGTACCGGAAACGGTAACAAAGTTAGCTGTAGTACCTGTGACCGTGGTACCAGTGATGGTGGTAAACCCTGCAGTTCCACCAGTTACTGTTGTAAATTGAGCGGTAGTTCCAGTAACAGTAGTTCCCGTAACAGTGGTAAACCCTGCCGCGTTACCAGTGATGGTGCCAAATTGGCCAGCCGTGCCGGTAACTGTGGCTCCAGAAACAAGCGTTCCTCCACGGATTACATCACCAGAAATAGTTCCAGTTGCAGTAATGTTTCCAGAAATAGAAGCAACAACACCGGAAACAGAAATAGTTTGATCTACGCCTGCATTGGTAAATGTAATTTCATCTACCTTGATTTGACCGTACGGCATTTGTCTCTATAAAATCTTTCTTTAATTGTAACTCAGGGCAAGATAATTAACGGACCTTGAATTATAAATCCACTGGTACTGCCAGAAACAACTCCTGAACATACAATTGCCGCCGTAGCGCCAGAAGGAGTCGTGATATGAAGCGTACTTCCAGTGATATTTGTAAATAACCCTGTGTTACCAGTAACTGTCGTACCAGATACAGTAACAAAGTTTGCGGTAGTTCCAGTTACGGTAGTACCTGTAACAGTAGTAAATCCTGCTGTACCGCCAGTGATAGAAGTGAATTGAGCAGTTGTACCTGTAAACGTTTGACCCGAAACAGTTCCTGTAACACTTAAGCCAGAACTAATGTAACCAGAACCAAGAGTAAACGTATCCCCAGAGAAAGTGAGGTTACCGCCAAATGCTTGGTTAACAGCAGTTAAGAATTCAAAGAAACCAGACGTTGCGTTAACAACATTACCTGTAATGGTTGCACCAGAAACTTGTGCAGTGAACACTCCGGAAACTCCGGATAGTTGCGTAAAACTTCCAACGTTTCCTGTAACAGTTGTACCAGAAACTTGCGTTGTGAAAACACCAGAAACAAAATTAGCCGTTGTCCCGGTAACAGTTGCACCTGTGACCGTGGTGAAACCTGCTCCGTTACCCGTAATATTCGTGAACTGACCCGTATTGCCAGTAATAGTTGCACCAGAGATTTGGTCTGTAAAAACACCACTGATTCCAGTGACGGTACTAAAGCGTCCAGTATTACCAGTAACGGTAGTTCCGCTGAGATTTACAAAGTTACCAGAAGTAAAGTTTGCAGTTGTACCAGTGATAGTGGTTCCACTTAAGGTGCCAGTGATCGTGACGCCAGAAGTAAAGAACCCTGAGCCAAGAACCGAAAGATTTCCGGAGACAGTTAAGTTGTTTTGAACTGTGTGCCCACTAGTAATAAGTGTTCCAAATGTACCTGTAGTTGCATTGACATTGATTCCGGTAACGGTTGCACCAGAGACTTGACTGGTGAAAACACCAGAAATACCAGTGAAGGTAGAAGCAAAAACCGTATTCCCAGTGATGGTTGCGCCAGAGATGCGATCAGTGAATACGCCAGAGACACCCGTGATATTTGCAAATTGACCAGTGTTTCCAGTAATGGTTGCACCGGAAATGCGATCAGTAAAAACTCCGGATACACCAGTAATGTTTGAAAACTGTCCCGTGTTTCCGGTAATGGTTTGACCTGACAGAAGCGAGGTGAAAACCCCAGTCGCGCCTGTGACACTTGTGAAATTGGCCGTATTTCCTGTTACTGTCGCACCAGAGACCTGTCCAGTAAAGACACCGGAAGAAAAGTTGGCAGTCGTACCAGTGATCGTGGTACCTGTCAAAGTGCCAGTAACCGTCACTCCAGAGGAGAAGAACGAATTACCAAGTGCAGACAAGGTGCCGGAGACGGTCAAATCTCCTTGAATGTTGTGTCCACTGGCGGTCAGATTTTGGAACGTCGCGTTTGTTGCGTTTACTGTTGTACCAGTAATCGTGACGCCGCTTAGAGTTCCACTTACGTTAAGAGTTGTTTGAACGTAAACACCACTAAAATTGGCAACACCAGTAGAAGTGACAGTGTTGAGAGTGGTAAGACCAGTAACCGTTAATGGTGCGTTGATTGTAAGCGGACCAGTCATGGTCCCGCCACTAAGCGTTAAATATTTTGTGTTAAGGTAATTACTAAATTCTGAAAGAGTAATTTTCTTATTCTTTAACGTCGGGTCAACCTCAAACACCCGAACGAGAGTGAGCAGATCTAACTCGCTTAAATCTGCTCCTACAATTGAGGGCAGCTCAGTAATTCTCCTGTTTGCCACTTATAAAAATACGAAGCCTTATAAGTGATTATAGGAGGTCTAACCTCTTACTTTACTCGTACTTCAATTCGTGGTAAGTTTTGTGATGCAAAGTTCCAGGCTGCTGGCACACCGTAAACCAAGCCACAGGATACTGCGAAAATAACCAGAAGTTCAGCAATTGTCAGGTTACGGCGAACGTAAACAACTTTAGTTGGAATTTGCAGTGGTTGATTAATTTCATATGTAACTTTTGGCTTTTGTTCCTGGGCTTGCTGTTGAGCGTAGTATTGTGCTACAGCCAGCTCACGAGCTTGTTGCTTCATACGCTCCAGGTCTTCAGGAGTAATCTGACTAGGAACTGGAATCTGTGACTGCGGCGGCTCTTGACTATTGGTAGGAGCGGAAAAAAGATCTTCCATAAAACAAGCAGATTATCTGTAAAAAGACTAGCATTTAATCAGATTGATTGTTGGTATGACACACGGTTTACGGAAGGGTCTTGAAGACATTGCCCATGAGTTGCAAAGTATTAAACATATTCTTGCAGCGATGTGGCATGCACGGTACCAAAACGGAGAAACTGATCGGATAAGTCCTGAAGTTTACGCAGATGAGTATATTTCTACTGAGGAGTGCGCCCGTCGCCTGGGGATCTCAGATCAAACGATCCGCAATTGGATTCTCGCTGGCAAGAAAAATCCAGAAAAAGGCTGGATCTACGGCGTTCACTACATAAACATTGAAGCTACCCAGGGACGTAAACAAACGATCCGTATTCCTTGGAATCGATTGATCCAAACATTTATTCGAGATACAAAACCAAGTTATTTAACCTTTTCTGGCAGTGGTGGCAACACTTTATACGATACTTACGCTCGAGACCGGAAAGACGATCACATCCCAGACCCTACAGTACCTAAAACCCCAGATTTTGATGAAGATTTGGATGAGGAGGGTTGATGAAGAACCGTTTTACCGACCTAGAACTTGGTATTGTAACCTTAAAAAATTATAAAGAAACGTTACCGGAGTCTCTTGCGGTTCAAGTTGAGATGTTTCTGCCCCCATCCGGCTCTTTTGATGACCCGACCTTGCGTAGATACCTAGAAAACTTAAAAAACTATGAAGAAGAGGACCCAAGTTTTGCAATGACCCTGGCAAACAGGTTGCGAATGGCGTTCCAAGACATGACACCCGATACGATTTGTGGAAAATTCCCTAATGCAGACCTTCCCTTAAAAAGAAGACTCCGTTGTGTGGCTGAATATCTTATCAGAGCCGGAGAATTTGACAAAATGAGGGATGAAAACGGTAAATTATTAAAGAAACGCGGTGTTCTTGGTAAGTTGGTCGTTATCTACCAGCCGTTACCCAAGATGCGTGATACACTTATTCGTCAGGGATTGGTAAAAAAATGAATCGACGTGAAAAATTAATTGCTTCAGTGATCGGACCAGAGCTGGAAGAAGATAAAGCAAAGATGTTGGATGCAACACTCCGTTTAATCCTTGGAGACATGGGCGGAATGTTCACAAAGTTTTGGGAAGCCGAAGGTCCTGGGGTTATGTGCTTCCAACCCCAGCAGGTAGAGCGTTCGATGTTTTACTTGACACTTAAAGAACTGCACGCTGCACAAGAAGAGTGTGAACGTGACAATAACGGTGACTTGGCGGAAACTTTTAGACGGATTCTTAACGCTGCACAGAAGATTGATCCAGAAGAAAAAGCTGGTTATGTCTTAAATGATCAAGATGGTATTCGCTATTTGGAAATAGCGAATGACCAGACCAAAGATGTGATGATCAAAGACTGATGCCTGCTTTTCTTGGTAACAAAAAAGTTGAAAACTACGAGTGGATCAGTAATCGTGACATGATTGATTCCGCTCATTTGCTGATGGGCGGTATTGATCTGGATCCAGCTAGCTCAGCAAAAGCTAACGAGTATGTCAACGCCAAGAAATTTTACACGCCGAAGGAAGATGGTTTAAACGAGATGGAGTGGCATGGGAATGTGTATGTGTTCCCTCCACGCCATTCCTACTTTTGGCATGAGCAGTCCCAGCGGTGGAAGATGACCAGGGGTTTGTCTCCAACGTTGACTTCTGCTTATGCACTTTGGTGGCGCACTTTAAAAAGGAAGTGGGTCTCTGGTGAGATCGAACAGGGTGTGTATTTTGCCAATGCACCTGACATGTTTCTGTACTGTCAAGATATTTTCGATCATCCAATCTGTATTTTGAAGACGAGACCTATGTTGCATCAGCATTTTATTAACACAGGTGAGATCAAGGTTCGGAATACGTGCGCTTCTTTTGTTGTATTTCTTCAACCCAAAACAAATGTGACGGAAGCTACCGAACACTTTGTTGAGATTTACAGCCCCAAAGGCCGCGTTCTTGTCTGAGTGAGCTACACTTTGAAAGCTTAGTTGACGTTATGAGCATTCTTTCGGACAAAGAAATCAAGCAACTCGCCCTTGAACAGGGCATGATTCAGCCGTTCCAAGATCGGTTGATTAGTGAACAAAATGGTCGCCGTTTGTTGAGCTACGGGTTGAGTTCGTATGGATATGATATCCGCCTCTCACCCAAACAATGCTTGATCTTTGGTCGCACTCAAGCAGGCGACTGTGATCCTAAAGCATTCGATGCAGATATTCTTAAACCAGCCGAGTTGTTGGAAGACGAGAAGGGTCAATACTTTTTACTTCCTCCTTTTGGTTACTGCCTGGGTGTTGCAGAAGAGTATTTAGATCTTCCCAAAGATGTGACTGTAGTTGCTGTGGGGAAAAGTACGTATGCCCGATCGGGGATTATGGCAAATATTACTCCAGCGGAAGCACGGTGGAAGGGACACTTAACTCTTGAGATTAGTAACTGCACTGCACTCTTTAACCGCATTTATGCAAACGAGGGCATTTGCCAGTTGCTGTTCTTCCGTGGTAACGAGTGTGAAACTGATTACCAAATGAGGAAAGGTAAGTATCAGGACCAAAAGAAAGAGGTTGTATTCAGTCAGGTTTAACTGAAGCCTCTAAAGGTACCAGAAAATGGTTGGGGCTTCCGTGCGTAACTGACACCGCCTGCTTTACCACCGGAGTCCCCCTGGCTGGGAAGAACTACACCATCGATATTTGCTTCGTTCCTGGGGGTTCTACCACGGATCTGTGGTTCATCAATCGAAGCCCTTTGTTTGTATGCACCAGCGGTTTTAGCTGCTGCCATGTACTTGGCTACTCGATCTTGTTGCCTGATATTTCGTACGTCTGTTTCGTCGGCAATCTCTCGTTCTGTTTCGTCTAACCGACGGATGTCAGTGTCATATGCCTGTTCAGGATTAAGATCTGTTACCTCAGCTCCAGAGGTACCAGACTGATTCCTGGGATCGTATGTAGGGTCTAAAAATCTTGCCATGTTATTATTTTACTTGAAGGAATTCAGGCCAAGATATAACAATGATGCACGCTGCGTCATCTATGAGCGACTTCTTAGATAACTTCATTGTTACGAATGATGAAGTAAAAAACAGGTGTTTAAGCCTGATGGATTTTGGTCAGGAACTAGACAACGAAACCAACGACGTTCCGCTTCAAGACCTTTATAATCGGGGTTTAGTGCTCACCCAAGAAGGGCGTGAGCGCCAGAACCTACAAATTGAAGGAGGAGAACGATGCGGTCTGACGGGATATATTCCGAGTATGGAAGAAGGGATGAAGATGGGCGCCAATCCGAAGCCCAGGTCTTTAGTCTTGGAACTGGAGGGGATGCCGGAGGACGAAATCGAGATGTCGAAGAAACGCCGTGGTTTGAGCCGGTAGATTCTGAAGACGGGTGCAAGGACGGTTTTTGTCCAATGCCTACCCCAAAACTGATTGTTGCTAAACCAGCGGTCGACATGGTGAATCACCCACCCCACTATGTCAACGATAGAAAGGCAATTGAAACAATCGATAAGATTGAGGATGCAGTTCAGTTTGCACCTGATGCGGTTCTTGGCGGCCTCCAGTGGCAAGTAATTAAATACATTGACAGGATGTGGGATAAAGAAGATCCCAAGAAAGATGCGAAGAAAGCAATGTGGTATTTAAATCGTCTTATTCAAAAATTAGAAGAATGAAAATATGCAGAAAAAGAAATCATGAGTATTCCGATTGTTTAAGTACCTGCCCTGAATGCAGAAAACTTTCTAAACAAGCCTGGAGCAACAAAAATAAAGAAAAAGTAAGAGCTAGTTACAAAAAATACTATAAAAAAAATAAAGACATAAAAAACAAAAAAAGAAAAGAACATTATTTAAAAAATAAAGAAATTACATTAAAAAAATGTAAGGAGTATCGCTCTAAAAACAGATTTAAATGTATTGCTTTTTCTCGTTTTTATCAACAGTTAAAAAGAAAAGCCGTGCCTTCTTGGGCAGATGCTAAAAAAATACAGTGGTTTTATAAAGAAGCTAATCGACTTACAAAAGAAACCGGAATAACCCATCATGTAGATCATATATATCCACTACAATCAAAATATATGTGTGGATTACACGTAGAAACTAATTTACAGATTTTGACACAAAAAGAAAATTTATCAAAAGGGAACCGATGGTGGCCAGGACAACTTGATTGTCAAAAAACTGAGAACTCACGATCATCGTCATCATCATCCTCATCTTCGTCTTCATTTGATTGACACATCATCGCAAGCTCAACTAATTCAAGTTGCGTTGGATGATCAAATTCCAATTCAATATTTTCGTCCGCAAGAAGGTCTTTAATTGCTGCCCACTCAATCAAACGCCGCTGGTACAAATTGAGCAGGGCTGTATATAGGCCATCCCAAGTCATCTCTTGTGCTTCAAGCTCTGCTTTGCGCATAGCAAATTGCAGTTGCAGAGGGAGTTCTAACTCGCGGGGACGAACAGCGTCTTCCATCTTGTTTGCTTTATCTTCAAATATTCTAATCCCACGAGTCAAATGATGATCCTTTCCAGTCATGCTCCTGGCCAAAATCAAAAGTGACTTCTAGGTCAAACTGGTTTGCAAACTCAGCCAGAGTATAGGGATTGATCTTTTGTTCCAGGGTTTCAATTGATCTGATCTGGTGCTCAGCTCCACCGTAATTGGAGAACGCACGCAGGAGAATACCTCCAGTTGGCGACAAGGAAGAGCGTATTTCCGATAGAAAAAGTGAAGATTCTTCTCTGCGTCGATCAAGGAGTCCGCCTACTACCCTGTAATAATGATCGAAGACCCAACGGGTGATTTGTTCTGCTGCACCACGCCAATCCTCAATCTCCACTGCATCAATGATGGGACTGTAAAGAAAAGGCTCCCAACCAACGGAATGAATAAAAGAAATTAACGCATTAACCATTGAGTCATCAAGACCTAAGTTAAGACGCATCAATTCTTCGTTAATAACTTCTACTTCGTGGTTCAAATATTCCAGTGCTTTACGTTCTGTACAGCAATGCCCTTGACGCACTGGAGCGCCATCAGGATAATATTGTGTTCCAAACCCTAACGTATAAGGAGTTGTTCCAGTGCACGGATCTGGGTAAGCTTTTTCGCTAAACCCCTCATATTTTTTAATTAGTTTAATTGCCCGCGAAAAATCGGACATGAGAAATAGTTCAGCTATTCCCCATAATAGTCTTAATTAAAACTAACTGTTAGCCTTTACCTTGCCCACGAGACTTCTTACGTCCATGAGAAGGTTTGGAGTTTTGTCCTTGTCCTTGTTTTGTTAACTTAGGACGAGACTCTTTTTTGGTTGACGTGTTGCCTTTTACTTTTCCCATCTTAACTACCACTTAACTTTGTGAGACCAATATCTTGCCGACATGATGTCTGGCTTTGCGTCTTGAGCGTTATGTCGTGCATAATAAGATTTACGCCTAGCTTTATCTTTTTCAGTTGTAGGGTTTTTACCTGCGCCTTTTACACCTTGCTGGCCAAAACGAATAATTTTTTCTTCTCCATCTTTACATGCTTTAACCACATGTGACTTGGTGGGATGGCCAGGAGTCTTCTTTGGCTTGTTACAAGCCATGTCATCTTTCGCTAGCTTAGCTGCTTTTGCTGCTTTCTTACGTTTATCTGACATCAACTAAGCCCTTTAAACATAGATGTGAATTCGTTTAAGAACCCCTGACCAGCTTTTGATTTGGTCGGTAATTTCTCATCTTCATCAATTGTAAAATAACTAGACCTTGTTGGTTCTTCCTCTTCTTCTCCTTCACCAAAGAAACTTTCAATTGTACCAAGGGAGGCAAACGGGTCAGAAAAGTTAAGCCCAGTTGTCTTCAATGCTTCGTTAGTTCCTGCTTTGGTGAGAGCAGCTTGTTCGGATCGATCGAGATCCGGAAAAAAGTTTTCATAAAACTCATCTTCTGTACCCTGGAAACCAGCAGATTGAAATGTCTTGTATAGTTCAGTTTGGCCTTCAATAGTATCTTTGGGTTTATAGTCTTCTTCTCTTTGAATGTAACTAACACCTAACACTTCTTGTGTTGGTTTCTCTCTTTTCTCGTTTAGGTACTTAATTTGTTCTCTGATTTCTTGTGCCGAACCAGTTCTAACAGCTTCTGTAATGTAATTTTTTAACTCTTCAATAGTTCCACCAAAACTTTCAAGTCCGTATTTCTCTAGTACTTCATTCCAAGTTTGCTTATCTTCTGGATTCAATCCTTTTAACATTTCATCAGCAAATTCTTCTGGCTTCAAGAACTGACCAAAAACTGTTCCTTGAGCAAGAGCTTCTTCGTTAAGAGCTGGAAGGATTTGATTGTAGATATAATCACTCACTTTAGATGCGTTTAAAATATCATCGGCCGGATCGTAACCTTGCCCTTGGCCTTTAACCTGGAAGTGCATCCTGGCAAAAGCATCTTTGTCATTGATGTTCACACCAAAGCGATATGCTTGTGAGGTCCAGTAAGGATCTCCATTTTTAGCTGCTTCCCAATCAGCACTTACTGTGGATGCTTGCTTTGCATAGGCTTCAGTTCTTGCCTTGTCTCCCGATGGGTTAAAGTAAAACTCTGCGTTAAAGTAACGTTCAGGAGTTTTACGAAGCTCTTCAATATATTCATTAGCCCTTAAATCAGCAACTAATTTTACAGCGTTAAGAATATCTTGAGTTTGGAATGGGTTTTGTTCTGACTGGCGAACGTCGAGATACTCAACAAATTCATTCATTGATTTGGATTCGTTGAAGCGAGGCATCAAATATTGATCAATAAAGTCACGCGCAAATTGACCTTGAATCTTTACTCGTTCTTCTGCTTGCTCTTTTGTAAGTCCCAGCTCTAGGTCTTCTTGGTATTTGGTTTTAAGTGTGTTATCAAACCATTGCTGCCAGTTATAAGTTACTTCATTGTTAATACCAGTAATTCCACGTAAAGATTTTTCTAGAGACTTTTGTGCTTTATCGCCACCCATAAATGAAAGTACACCGCCGACCCCAGAATCACCAAGAATTGAATTAGTTAAATCTTTGTTGATACCAGTAATTTCACCAAAAGAATCAAAGCCGCTAAAGATGGCAAGTTCTTGCTCCATCCCTTTAGCTTTTTTCATTTGCTCAATTGTTTGTTTTAAAACATCTTGGGTCAATGCACCAAAACGCTTAACGTCCACAATTGCTTTCTCACCGACAGCAGCGTTGAGTGCGTCTTCTAGTTCTGTAATTCCGTAATCAGCATTGATATTGTATTTAAACGCAATTTCTTTATCTTCCGGTCGGTCAGACATTCGGAAGAGTACGGCAAATTCATCTGGCTTGTTAAGGTCCAAGAAAAATTCTTTTCCTTTTGATTTCCAATATGTGTCACCTGCTTTAGCAGCTTCCCAGGCTGCGGCAACTTCTGGTACCCTTAAAAGACGTTCTGTTTGAGTATCTGTGTTGACACCAAGCTGAATCGTACGCGCTTGTTGTAACTCAATATCAGTCGGTTTACGTTCAACATATTGTTTTGCAGCGGCAAGTTCTTCTGCTTTGTTGCCACGGGCACCTGCTGGCTTACCTTGTGTTGTGTAATGGTTTAAATAAAAACCATTCTCGCCATACCGTTGAGTAATATCAATATCATCATTGGCAACAGCAGATTGCCATTGTTGAGCAGCAACTGGATTTTGCGCTTTGTAATAAGCAGCATCAAAGACACCGTAAGGAGGTTTAGCTCCAAGATTTGAATCCCATGTTTGTAATTTATTTTGAGTGTAAAAAGTTTTATAGTCATATAACATTGTGTTTTTAATTGAGTCCGCTTCTGCTTTGGAAAAACCCGCAGCCTCAAGACCTAGATCTTTATTTTTTAAGATATCTCTTTGTTTAACGTAATCTCCTCCTGCAGTGCTGGCCTTTACTTGAGCAAATAAATCATCTGCTTTGTTTCGTGTGTCTGCTTTTGCGGTGTCTTGATTATATTCTTTTAGTTGTTTTTCGTAATTAGCTTTATCCTGATTGAAAATGTTATTTAAATCCTCGTATACACGAGGATCCATCATTGCAGCCCACCCTCTTTGTATATTTTGATATGCTTGTTGATAAAACCTTCCTTGACCAGATGCTCTACCAGTATTGTTCCAGTACCAATTATGGTCTGGAGCAGATGGCATTTCTGCTGGTTTTTGTTTATCTGTTTTCCACCTGCCTGTTGCAGGATCTTTGGTTAACGCCACATTAAACCGCCATCTGTAATGCTTCTAGTTGACAAGAAAAAATGTCAATAATTTCTTGCGACATCCAAGAACTAATTCTTTCCATCCTAGCTTG